CGTATTTCATCTTTAGCCGTAGAGTAGTTTTCCAACATAAGGTAGATAGCCTTGACGAATTGCAGATTTAGTTTCTCGGAATGTGTCTAACTTCGCCCTGTAGTTGGCTCTGGCATTGGCAGATTCACGGATTTTATTTTTTGCTTCTATTTCTTGTTGACGATGAATTGCTTGGTTGATTTGTTGGTCAGTCATTTCGGCTAATTCATCATCAGGGATGTCATCGATGCTGTAGTAACGTTGGCGACCAGTTAGATTAAGGAACTCGGCTACTCGCTGGCGCTCGTTTGAGGCAGAAAAAGAGGGTGGGGTGTGAACTGCTCCGAAAGAGGCTAAGTCAGTATCCATAAATGCAAATGTCATGTTCTTGCCCATACCTGCGGAAACAACACCTTTGCGGCGCTTTACTACTGGTGCTGTAAAACCGCCACTTTTTTTGTTGGTCGCGCCCATACGAGCTTGGGGCAATCGCTCTCCGAAGAGTGGCTTCATTGCCCCTTGTTTCATCTTGTTGGGTAGATTATTTTGTGGAAGTTGGTTGAGCATTTGTGGTTTCTGCGGTGTAGCCGTAAGTCTTTAAACCTTCGTATACTAGACCATGAGTGGAGTCGGGCAGTTCAAAGTCGATAACGGCGATGTCTTCCCATTTCTTGCTCTTGAGCGGAGCGATGCGGTCTAGTTGCGTATATGATTCAATTTTAGCATCTTTACGAGCTTCAGTGATTTTTTGGGTCGCTACTTTGCCGACGAACTTGAGAGCTTCAATTTCAGAGGCGGGAGCGCTGTTGATTTTCAGCTTTTTGACTGTGTGGATTGTGGTTGTGTTGTCGAAGGTCAGGTCGTTGCTAGGAATGAAGGAGATGTCGGGATTGAGGTTGGTGGGGACTACTTGCTGAAATTCTGAAGCATTAACAAGGATGACTGTGGACTTCTTACGGGCTTCTTCAAGGTCAAAAGTTCCTTCTACTGCGTTGTCTGTGGCATGGACAACAAAACCGTCATAGTTAATGTATGAAGGGAAAATTTTGTAGATTTTTTTAGGTGCTGGTTTAATACTCATGTGTATGTGTTGATTGTAGATATGTATCTAGTCTAGCAGAGATTGAAGGACTTTTTCTCTGGCAAGTTTAGCTTCTTCGGGCGTATCGAACGTACCTAACCAAGTTCTAACACCTTCAACACTTACAGAAGCCCTAAATTTTTTACCTCGTTTAGTTATCCCTACAAGAGAGTTAACCTCCTTTAAACTATTATCAAATAGATGTGCAAACCTTAAGTCCCCTTCATAATAGTATTTCTCAGCTTTATTTCTAATATCCCTAGCTTCTTCTTCAGTTTGAAAAAGTCCTAAACTCAGCCTTTTACTATTAACTGTGATTCTTGCTGCATATTTCCCAGTCTCTTTGTGTAAATTTACGCCCACCCCGCAAACTTTACGATTATTAAAATCTACAGCTTTAGACTTAGCCTCTAAAAATTCAAGTTCGAGACTAGAGTCTTCATGCCAAAGCACTTTTTCAGCTAATAAGCGTACCCTTAAAGCATCTTCTTTTGTTTTGTACGTCCCTAAATATAAGGATTCTGAAGCGTCTTTTATGGTAGCATTCCAAGTACCGCACTTTGTAGCTCGTACACCACTTCCAGATATTCTTCTTTTAGCTGCTATCAGACTCCTTGTTTCTTCTGAATGCTTTTTGCCAAAATTAGGGTTACCTTCCCCAGAGTATTTTTTAGAAAATTTTTCTTTTGTGGCAAGTGTAACGGGAGGTAATGGTAATATATGATTTGCAACTCTGGCAATATTATAAACTTCAGCCCAATCTACAATCTGGTCAAAATAATATTGCTCTCTGCCTCTAATTTCTTCTGCTGTCAAATTATGGCAATCTTCTAAAATCTCAAAAACAAAGGAAGCTTCTCCATGCTTATTAAATGAAGATTGCAAATGTGTGTTGCCGTGCCTACCAGCTTTTAAATCGTTTTTATGTTGGCTAAACCTTTTTCTAAAGTTTAAAGTGCTTCCAATATAAGCTTTATTGGTTTTAACGTTGGTAATTTTATAAATACCTTTATTACTGTTATTTGTCATTACTTTTTACTGGTTAATCTGGAAGTTGAAAAAGTGGCAGGACTCCAGAGGTCTTTTCGTATTGCAATTACTAGCCACTTAACTATAATATCAAAAATCTCCCCTTAAACAATATATCTAAGGGGAGATTTAATTTTTGTCAGTCCTAGTTATTATTAGGAGATGATAGTGAGTCCGTCAGCAGGGTTGAAAGTGGTAAATTCTGCCAAATTCTCAGATGCTTCTAGATTTGCAAGCTTAGCCATTTTACGGGCTGAGCCAGTTTTTGAAATTGTAGCTGCGCTAATCAACTGCATACTCGCAGTGTTTGTGATGGAAAGAGGCGGGTCGCCAGCTTTGGTGTACGTGTTGACGTAAATGCCACTTTTTCCTCCGTTCTCCAGTGTACCGCCAAGGATACGGTTGAACTGAGCTTGACGGCTCAAGAACACAATAGTGCCTTCATCAAGTACGCGAGTAGGAATTGAAGCTCCTGTTTCGTCAGTAATTTCTACTCTGTCATCTACCAACACAAACTTAGGTAAAAATCTGCGGGTCATTACTTCGTTCAATTGGTCAATACTAGGAGTACCAGTAATGATGTTGCCAATGACGTTAGCAGCAACTACAGCCTCTTTGACAGATTTACAACGAACCATATTTAGCATCAAACGTTCGCTAATAGCAATTTCGTCTGCTGGAAATCCATTAACATACTTGTAGTTAGCGTGCATATCTACAAGGTCTTGTAATGGGTCAGCAGTTTCGTGCTGAGTCCAATCACGCTTCAGAGAGTCAACAGTTTCAGTGCCATTAAAGTCTGTTTGATAGACTGGAAAAGGGAAATTACATCTGCGAACGGGCAGTGCTTTTAACCAATTTAACGAAACGTTCAAACCTGTACGACGGTCGGTATACGCCATCTTACCAGTTTGTAAAGTCTGCCATGCGAGATAGTCAATCAAGTTGATGTGACCACGTACCAGCGAAGCGACGGAACCAAAGATAACCTTAGCCAATTCGTTGTCTTGACCTAACTGCACCTTACCTTCAGAAACTTGAATATTCTGAATGGTGATGTTGCGAAGCTTGGCGATTTCGCTAACTTCTTGCATTCTCCACTGCGTATCTTCATCCCAGTGATACGAAATCGCTGCTTTGAAGTTACGAGCTTGAATGCGAGAGAAGTCGCCTTTTTTCGCTTCAGGATAATCTTGTCCTGTTGCTACCAAACTTGCAATAGGGTCAACGGTTGTACCGATGTAAGCAAGCCAGTCACGACCTGTCTTTTCAATCAAGGGAACATAAGTGTTGAGAACTTTGCTGCGCTCTTTGGTTTGACGAAGGGTATTGTTGATAACCAAGTCAGCCGCTTTAGCAGCACGCGCTTCTTTTAAAAAGCTTTCAATAGGGGACATTGCCATTTTTTATGTTTCTCCGTTATTTGCTGAAGTATGGCTTGATGTGTAATGCCAGACCAAACAAACGCTTCAACTGTAAGTCGATGTATGGTAGATTGTTCTGGTAAATTCCTGCAATCTCAGAAATTACAGCGAAGTGACGCACAGGCTCGTTGGTTAGGTCTACAGGGTCAGGGTACAAACCAAGAACGTCTACGACATTAACACCAACAATTGTGTTGATAGGTAGAGCTTGAGCAGCATTAGCAGCCAAAGTCACCGAGCGAACACCAGTGGTAGCATTTTCAGCACCGATTGCAAGAATCGTACCTAGAGGAGTGAGGTTATCACCTAAGTAACCAGCTTCAGTAGTTTCGACAACAACTTGACCAGCAGCACCAGAGGTAGCAAAATACACATCGTAGCTATCATTTGCGTAGATAGTTGCTACAGCAGTAGAACCAACTTGAGCGAAGGTAATACCAGCAGTCAATAAAGCAGCAGCGTTAGCGGTCGCGAAATCAGCAGCAGCGCCAGCACCAGTTTGAGTAGCGCCTACAGTTGCCGAGTAAGTCACACCAGCAATTCTCGCGGTAATTACATCGCCAGTTGCAAAAGTACCAACAAACTTGATTCGAGCGAAACTATGCTTTGCGTACAGTACATCGCCAACCTTAAATTGAGAACAAGGAGTCTTCAATGAGATGGTAGGAGAGTTAGTAGCAGTAGCAGCATTTAAACGGGTGCGAGGAAGGAAACGTGCGTCATAAGAACCAGCAGCTCCACCAACGTGAGCAATAAAGCTACCTTCGGGAACTGCGAC